TACATTAGTTATAAATCCTTCATTATTAGGATATAGTTTTGATTCAGGAGATTTAGTATTAGGAATAGGTAAATTTGCATAAGAATGGCTCAAGTAAAAAGTAAACAGTTATTTAATCCAATATCAGGTTCATTTACCGGTTCATTTAGCGGTGATGGTAGTGGGTTAATTAATATAGATGTCGCTAAAATAGATATCGGAAGTATTACTGCGAGCGTTAGTAGTGATATAAATAATCTATTTTTAATTAAATCTGGTAGTACTTCATATTTTAATATCTCTGCTAGCGGTGATGCTACTATATTTAGTAATCTATTTATAGTTAAAAATTTTACAACACAGCAATCAGTATTGACTGTAAGTCAAAGCATTGTACAAATAGCAACTCATTCAATGGATCCTACTGGTACTACTTCAGCAGGAGCAATTTGGTTTACATCATCATCGCTTTATGTAGGACTTGAATAACAGATATTTATTAATAACAAAATAAACAATTTTTACAAATGGCAACATGGAAAAAAGTCATTGTCTCTGGAAGTAGCGCTAATTTAGCCAATTTACAAGTAGACTCATTATCATCAGGACTAGTGACTGGTGCATCTGGTAATTTAACTACTACAGCAGTTAATGGTACTGGAAATATAGTTGCGACTACGGGTGCTACTGGAGTATCAATGTCTGGTTCTTTCAGTGGTTCATTTTTTGGAAATGGTGCCGGTTTAACTGGTATTACTGGTAGTGCAACATTTCCAACAACAGCTAAAACAGATTTAGTATCTACTGATCAATTCTTTATTAATGATGGCACTAATAAGTTTGTTACTTATGGTAACTTATTAACAGATTTAGCTGGTACAAATTTAGCTGTAGAATCAACAGATAGTTTAACATTAGCTACTACTATTACTGGTATTACTTCTATTACATCTACTTCTTTTACTGGTAGCTTATTAGGAACAGCATCATTTGCAACTAGTGCATTAAGTTCATCATTTGCATTAACTGCTTCATTTTATGGTGGAGCTGTTACCTCAGCTTCATTTGCGACAACAGCATCTTCTATAGGGCCAGCTATTACAAATAATGCAGATAATAGAGTCCTAACAGCAACTGGCGGCGGTACTATTAATGGTGAAGCTAATTTAACATTTAATGGTTCAACATTACAAGTAACAGGCGATGCAATAGTATCTGGTGACTTAACTGTAAATGGAACAACAACATTTATTAATACCACAAACTTATATGTTGAAGATCAACTTATATTAATAGCCAGTGGTTCTAATACACTTGTAGATTCTGGTTGGGTAGCTCAATATAATGCTGCTGGATCTGGATCTGCATTCTATATAGAGGCTGGTTCTGCTGGATCTACTGGCACATATGGTCGTTTTGCAGTAGCATACGATGTATTAGGTGTTAATACTTCAATAGCTGCAGATGAATACATGGTAACTGCAAAAGTTAATCAAGCAGCAGCACCTGTAGCAGCTCCAACATGGGGAGGTTCTACAACTGGTATGGGTAATATGTGGACAACAACAACAGGAGATATTTATATTTATTCATAAAACGCAATAATACTGGTTATGGCATTTACAACATCACAATTAAAAACACAAAATACTCCAACTCTTGATGCTGAGAATCAACTTAGTGCTCAAGAGTTGGCTTTTTTATTAGATGGACTTAAAAAGACTACATTCTTAGGAGAACAAGTAGAGGTAGTCTATAATCTAATAATGAAATTACAAAATCAATATATAAATCAAGCAAAATAACATTATGTATATAGTTTCAATAGAACTCCAACCAGGAGAATTAAATTTTATTAGACAGGCTTTAGATTTAGTTACTATAAAAGGCACAGATGCAAAGTTTTTAGCATCACTTCAAATTAAGCTTGAAACAGAACTAGCTGAAGTTCAAAAAATGATGGAGCAAGAAGAGATTTCAAAACAAGAAGGCCTAAAAAAAATAATGGCTGCCGAGTCTAGCAAATCTACAACAAAGACTAAATAGTAATTAATACGCTATATTTATATGTAAATACTCACTAATGTCTTATTCTAGAAATAGAACTTATTCTACTAATAAAAAAACAAGAGAAGTCTCTAAATTGACAACAGTAGGATATATTGTATTTATAGAAAATGGAGAATCACTTAGAAGATATTTACCGCCAAAGCCTCCTTCATATTTTAATATAGAAAATAATAGTACATATTTTGATATAGAAGCTGGCTCAGAATATTATGGTACAGAATAATTAATATATTACTATGGCATTAACAAAAAGACTTGTAAAAGGTTCTCCATTAACATTCGCAGAGGGTGATGCAAACTTAGATTATTTGGCTGCATTAGCCACTAATACTGGTTCATTTGCAATAACTGGGTCAAACCAATTTAATGGTAATCAAATTATATCTGGTTCTTTAACTATAACTGGATCTACTCAAGGAAATGTATCGTCACTTAATATATTATCTAATACTGCGTCATTAGATTTATCAATTGGAAGTTTTTATACATTGCAATTAGTACAAGGAACAAATACCCATATTAATCCTAGTAATATTAGTCCCGGTAAAACTGTAAGTTTACTATTATCAACAACGGGATCAGCAACTGTATCATTTCCATCTACTGTAAAACAACCAAGTGGATCATTATATATTCCGACTACTACAACGGCTAAAGATATTCTAACATTAATATCGTATGATACTACTAATTTATATTTAGTAAATGTTAAAAATCTAATATAGTGTTTATTCCATTTAGTTTTTTTCATCAAGCAAGTATTACTGTATCGCCTGCTGTAACTGGTTCACCATGGCAGCAATTGAATACGATAACAACGTATTTAAGAAGTAATGTTACTGATTTTAGAAATCCTGCATTTTTTGTATATAGATTAGATGGCACTCAATATTCAATATTAGATGGAGGTAATGATATGTTTGATAGTGGTAATACTACAGCATTATGGTTAAGATCAGGAGTAAACTATGTAAATCCGGGATCAGCAATAATCCCCGTACCGCCAGCACTTTCATACGCAAGTCAATCTGCTACTTTAACAGATACTAATGGCTATTATATTTCTTTTGGGTATACACAATCAGCAGGAACATTTCCAGCAGCTCAAGATGCTAGTTATCATCCAATAACAATGATTAGCGCAAGGAGTGGATCTGGACCAATTGGATTTCAAAAATCAGGAAATATTGGAGCAGACGGTGGCGGTTCTATTTTAACAGGTAGTATTTATACTGGTTCAGTGATTAATGGATTTACTACGTATGCATATTATAGACAAACATACGGGCAATCTTCTGATCCAAATATCTGCGATGTTTATATGCTTTTTGGTCATCCAAATTGGGGTTCAAATTTTGGTACAGTAAATTGGTCTGCGAGTTTAAGTACACAAGGACAGGGCGCAGCATTGTTTGCAACAGGATCTGCATCTAATTTATTAGCAATTACTACGTTATTAAGTAGAACTGGAAGTACGCCTACTGGGGCTAGTTTACCAATAAGTGATAGTGATATTACTACTGTTGTTAATAATTTTACATTACGAATAAAAGAAGCTCTATATTTTTAATTTAAAATAGGTATATTTATAATAAATAATATTGTAGGCCGCAAGGAAGTAGGCGCACACACGGCATAAGTGAGTGTATCTAACCACAATAAAAAGTATATAATATGCCAAACTGGAAAAAAATTATAGTATCAGGTTCTGATGCTAGTCTAAACACTCTTGTTGTTACTAATGGAATCACTGGTTCATTATTAGGAACTGCATCCTTTGCAATAAGTTCATCAAGAGCCATTACTGCTTCATATGCTTTAAATGGAGGCGTTACTCAGTTATTTGCTGGACCAAATGTTACCTTGTCGCCAACAACTGGACTAGGCCAAGTTACTATATCATCAACTGGCGCCGGTACATATTATAATACTGCAACTGGATCGTATGGGGCTTTCTATGATACAACTACACAAACAAACCCAGTAGCGAATATACCTCGTTCAATGTCGCTAAATACTACTGACATTACCAATGGTGTATCTATATCAGGTTCATCTAGTCCATTTAATACATACATTAAAATTGAAAATGCGGGCGTATATAATATCCAATTTTCAGCGCAATTAGAAAAAACAGATTTCGGAACTGACTATATTGATATATGGTTAAGAAGAAACGGTGTAGATTTAACAGATTCTGCAACTAAAGTTACACTATCTGGCATTAATGACAAAGAAGTTGCAGCGTGGAACTGGTTTGCCACTGCTGGTATAGGTGACTACTATCAAATCATGTGGGCATCTGCTGATACTAACTCCCGGATATTAGCCGAATCAGCGACTGGGGTACATCCAGGAATACCATCGGTAATTGTTACGGTTAACCGAATAGATACATTTCTAAGTAATACTGGATCATTTACAGGCTCATTTACTGGAGTATTAATTGGGACTGCATCATATGCAACTCAAGCATTAAGTAGCTCATTTGCTACTTCAGCTTTATCAAGTTCATTTGCTACTACAGCAATTAGTGCATCTTTTGCCACATCGGCTTCATTTGCAATAAGTTCATCAAGAGCAGTAACTTCATCATTTGCAATTACTGCATCTTATGTAACAGGCTCAATTTATACATCTACAAATCCTGCTTTATCTGCATCCTTTGCATCTACCGCTTTAAGTGCATCTTTTGCAACTAGTGCTTTATCTAGTTCATTTGCCACATCTGCACTAAGTAGCTCATTCGCGTCTACTGCTTCATTTGTTGCTAATAGTCTAATAACCGCCTCGATATCTTCGAATACAATAACATTTACAAAAGGTAATGGAACTACATTCCCTATTACAGTAGCTACAGGTTCAGGCACAGTATCAAGTGTAAATACAGCAGGAACAGTAAATGGTATTACTCTAACAGGTGGTCCAATAACTACTACAGGGACTATTACATTAGGTGGAACTTTATCAAATGTACAAAGTAATCAATTAGCTACTAGTAGTCTAATGGTAGGATCTACTACTATTGCACTGGGAGCTACTGCATCTTCTTTAACTGGATTAACATCAGTAACTTCAACAGCATTTACGGGATCATTATTGGGCACTGCATCATTTGCTACTTCGGCTTTATCTAGTTCATTTGCGACTACTTCAATAAGTAGTTCATTTGCAACGAGTGCATCATTTGCAATAAGTTCATCAAGAGCAATTACTAGCTCTTTTGCATTAACAGCTTCTTTTGTTGGTAATAGTTTAATAACGGCCTCAGTATCTTCAAATACAATAACCTTTACAAAGGGCGATAATACAACATTTCCTATTACAGTTGCTACTGGATCTGTATTTCCATTTACGGGTTCAGCCATAATAACTGGTTCATTGACAGTAACAGGATCATTAAATGTTACGACTGGCATTACAGGATCTTTGTTAGGAACAGCTTCATTTGCAACTAGTGCATTAAGTAGCTCTTTTGCTACAACTTCTATAAGTTCATCATTTGCTACTTCAGCTTCATTTGCAATAAGTTCATCGAGAGCAATAAGTAGTTCATTTGCATCTACTGCATCATTTGTTAATACATTAAATCAAAATGTACTAATAACAGGTTCAACAACAATTGCATCTACTACAGCAGGAGCAAGTGAAAATACTTTAACTTTAGGACCATCTCCAGCAGGAGGAACTGGAGAAGGTGGTCAATTAGGATTAAATGCACAAGGTGGTACATACACATCAGCTTCTTTTATTGATAACTATCAGAATCAAATTAGAATATTAAGAGGGTCAAATGCCGGTAGTGATGGATTAGTGGCCTCATGGAATTTGCACACTAAACAAATGCAATTGCCAGCTTATACTGCGGCTTCTTCGTTCGTTGGAACAGCAGCTGCTAATTTAGCAGTAGACTCAGGCGGTAATGTAATAACAGTATCTACAACTGGAGGATCTGTTTTTCCATATACTGGAAATGCAGTTATAACTGGATCTTTAACGGTAACTCAACCAATTTATGTTCCTATAAATGGAGCAATGTACTTTCAAGGCGGTGATGATGCTGCGCTTTATGATATTAACATAGTAAATACTATGGGTATATATGGCGTACAAGATATCACAAGGGGAGCCATAAAATTAGGAAGTGATGGACCAGTACTACATGGTTCAGGTAGTAGACTAGGAATAGGCACAATAACACCAACGTCGGCTTCTTTAACTGTTGATGGAAATGTTTGGGCTAATTCATTTACAGGATCGCTGCTTGGAACTGCTTCATGGGCAACTAATGTTGTTAATAATGGAGTAACTTCTGTAGCAACAGCTGGTACTGTTTCTGGTATTACTTTAACAGGTGGTACTATTACAAGTACTGGTACAATTACATTAGGTGGTTCAATTTCAGGATTAACAACATCAAATTTATCTGCGACTGCTGGTATTACTAATGGACAATTAGCAAATAGCAGTCTAATGATAGGATCTACTGGTATTGCATTAGGAGCAACTGCATCTTCAATTACTGGTTTAACATCTGTAACTTCGACGGCATTTACTGGTTCATTATTAGGTACAGCATCTTTCGCAACTAGTGCATTAAGTAGCTCATTTGCTACAACTTCTATAAGTGCATCCTTTGCATCTACTGCTTTATCAAGTTCATTTGCTACAACTTCAATTAGTGCATCTTTTGCTACTTCAGCTTCATTTGCAATAAGTTCATCAAGAGCAATTAGTAGTTCATTTGCTATGACTGCTTCTTTTGCATCAAATGGAATAAGTGGATTAACATCTAATTATATACCTAAAGCTACTTCTGCTACAACATTAGGAGATAGTGGAATGCAAGATGATAGTACTAACATTATAATAGATAGAACTACTATATGGCAAGGTAAAGCAGCAATGGGTAGTTTAACTACACCAGTTGGAGGAGTGGTATCTTATATTACAGATACTGATTTATTAGCATATACTGGTCGTCAATGGACTGGTGAAGCTATAAGTGGCACTGCTGGGGCTAATATAACAGTTGGACAATTATGCTATATGAATACAGCTGGAAGATGGAGACCAGCAGACGCTGATGTTAATCCAGCCTCAACAACACTATTGGGTATATGTTTATTATCAGCATCTGGTCTTGGTTCAACTTTTATGTTATTAAAAGGATTTGTACAAACAGATTACTCTTTAGGAGCAACACCTGGAGAACCTTTATATATTGAACCCGGTTCAGGAGCAGGACAAGGATATGTAACCCCAACGGTACCAACAGTAACAGGTCAGTTTGTAAGAATAATAGGACACACTCATAATGGCACTACAATAAGATTTAATCCAGATAATATTTGGGTAGAAATATAAAATTAAATAAATATGAAAATAGCAGGAGTCACAATATCAGGTGGAGGTGGTGGAGCAACTATATACAAATTAACTAACCAAACATTAGCTTCAGGTAGTTGGACAACATCGGGTAGTTATTATGTTTATAGTTTTTCAAATTCTAATATAACATCGACAACACGAGTAGATTTTACTCCTTATAATAATAGTACAAATACGGCTATATCATCTATGCTCTTACCAGAGGTATCAGCATCTGCAGGGGCGTGTACTTTTTATGCATCTTTTCTCCCTACAAATAATATGACTGGAGATATTACTATATACACAACAGTTTAAAATAAAGAAATGGCAGTCAATTTACCAGTAACAAATACATCGTATAAAAAAACAAGACCATCAGACTGGGTAAGACCTTCTGATTGGCCTATCATTACAGATAACGCTAACGAATTTCAAGCATTAGTTGCCGATACTGGAGATGCTACATACACCTTATCTTATGTAATTACAGGTACAGGTACAACTACAATTAATTGGGGAGATGGGACTACTACTACAATATCGGGAGCAAGTACATCTACTGCGACTAAAACATACACACCAGGAACAGGTACTCCTTGTAGTAGAGGTTATACTACTTTTAAAATACGAATAACTAAAGATGCTGGGATTACTATCGGTTCAATAAGGTTTATAGCAGTAGGCGCTAATTTTCAATCAACCCAAACATCTATTGGTGTACTTGAAGTAGTATTTGGAAATAATATTCAAACGGCAACAAATCCCGCATCTTGGTTTGCTGGAAACACTGTTTCCGGAGCCTCTATCTCCTTTACTATGCTTGAATACGTAAAACTACCAGCAACGGTTAGTTGGACAAGTATGAACTTTATGTTTGGAAACTGTTATAGTCTTTTTGTAGTAATAATGCCAACATCTGCAACAAGTTTACAAACTCTGCAAACTACATTTAGTGGATGTTTTAACTTAAGAACTATTACATTTCCTTCAAATGCTACAGCTATAACTTCTTTAGCGACTGCTTTTCAAAACTGCTCAAATCTATATTCTTGTACATTACCAACATCTTTAAATTCTTGTACAACATTCTCAAATACATTTTCAACTTGTATAGCACTTGAAAGTATAACTATACCACCAATAAATGCATGTACAACATTAACAAATATGTTTATAACATGTCAAAATTTACTTTGGGTTAGATTTGAATCCATGCCTTCACCAGCATCTCCAAGTACGACTATAACATTTACTACTGTATTTAGCGGCTGTTCATCTCTTCAGTATGTATATTTTCCACCAACATGTTCAACTAATGCAATTTATACTGCTACAAGTGCATTTAATAATTGTTTTTCTCTTAAAAATATAACATTTCCTACAAATTTTAATGCTAGCACAATGGCCTCAGCCTTTACAAACTGCTATTCATTATATAGTGTTGTATTTCAATCTGCAATGGCGTCCTGTACTTCATTTGCTTCAACATTTACATCTTGCTATCAGTTACAGAATATAACTTTACCATCATCTGTATCATCAGGAGGTGTATCTTTAGCATCTACATTTATCTCTTGTACATCTCTTACGGCTATAACAATACCTTCAACATATGTAATTACATCATTATCAAATACATTTGTTGCATGTAATGCTCTACTAACAGTAGATATAAACTCAGCACAAAATAGCTGTACAACTCTTGTAAATGCTTTTCAAAACTGCTATAATTTAACTTCGATAGCAATGCCCACAAGCTTAAATACATGTACTAGTCTTTCAGCAACTTTTTCTGGATGTTATTCATTAACATCCTTATCATTTCCTTCTGCAATGAATGCCGTAACAACTATGGCAGGTGCTTTTTCTTCATGCGTTTCATTATCTTCTATCACACTACCTACAAGTATGTCATCTTGTACAACTTTTAATTCTATTTTTAGTTTTTGTACAGATTTAGAAAGCGTAGTTTTACCAGCAACGATTAGCGCAGCAACAACAACATTTAGTAGTGCTTTTGTATCTTGTTTTAAATTAAAAACAATAACTCTTCCAACAACTAGAAGTACTTCTTTAAATTCATTAAATCAAATATTTAACCTTTGCGGCCAATTAACAACAATAAATAATGCTAATGTCCTTGGTTCTACAACAGCTACTCCTTTAGTTGATGGTGCTTCAATGGCAGTAAGTCATAAAATAACATCATTAAGTTTTAGTTGTCCATTTAGTAGACTAACATTAAATGGTACTATTACATTCCCTTCAGCGCTTAACTCATTAAGATTAACAAATACAAATACTGGTCAATGGACAGGGACATCATCTCAAATTGATATACAATATACTAATTTAAGTACTGCTGCATTAAATACTTTATTTGCTGATATTGCTGCACAAGGAAATGTAAGTGCTAAAACAATAAACATAACTGGTGTTACTGGTGCTGCAGGCCTTACAGCGGCAGATAGATTAGTACTTACTTCAAGAGGTTGGACAATAACAGGATAAAATTATAATAGTATGGAAAATATAGACACATCAGGATTTTATAAACAAACAGAAGACGGTACATGGATGTATGCACCTAATTTTATTTATGGTTTTAATTTTGAATTATTACGAGAAAATAAAGACACTTATACATATCCAGTTGATGGATGGATTTGGTATGATGAAAACATTGAAATTTATAATTCAATACATAAGTCAAAAGAAATAGTAATGGATTTACAGATTATAGAATAAAGATAATAATCTATAAAACTTTTTGTATATTTATTATAAAATCGTTATGGAAGAACAACAGAAAATTACGCAAGAAGAATTATCAAGAGTTCACTCAATTAGACAAGATGCACTAGAAATCGCATCAAAACTAGGAGAATTAGAATTTCAAAAAATATCTATTCAAATTCTTATAGACGAGCAAAAGAAAGAAATTATTGCCCTAAAAGCAAAAGAAGAAGAGGTTTTTGAAGATATTAAATCCAAATATGGAAATGTTACGATAAATATAGAAACAGGAGAGATTTCGTAAGAAATACATGATATTTATTAGTAGAAAAAACAACAACTTAAATGGCTGAAACACTTATAAGCCCTGGCGTATTCGCTATAGAAAACGATCAGAGTCAAATAACACAAGGACCGGTAACTGCCGGCGCTGCAATTATAGGACCTACAGTATTAGGACCTGTAAACATTCCTACACTTGTAACTTCGTATTCACAATATAAAGCCTTATTCGGAGCTGCATTCAACTCTGGTGGTTTTACTTATGAATACTTAACTAGTATGGCTGCTCTTGGATATTTCCAACAGGGCGGTACATCTTTACTAGTAACAAGAGTAGCTTCTGGATCTTATACTGCAGCAACTGCAAGTATTGCTTCAACTAGAACTTTAGCAGACGGTGGCACTGCTGCTACAGCATTTAATTTTACTGTACTAGCAACACCAGGTAGTGGATCATTCAATATTAATGGTACAACTTTCGTAGTATCTGGATCATCTACATCATTACCGGCTAACACTGCAACTACTGTCTTTGTTCCAACAGGATCTAGCACAGCAGGTACAATGGGTAACTTTACAGCATCTATAAATGCATCAGCATCTGCATATGGATATGGAGTAACAGCAACAGCTATTTCAACAACAACTTTATCTATCTCATCTTCTATAAAAGGAACGATGGGTAACTACGCATATATTACTTCAGGTAGTACAACAACATTCTTAACAGGTGGTACTGACGTAGCATCTTTTGTTATTGAATCGTTATCAGTAGGTACTATAATGGATGATTCAGCTGGAGCATTTAGCGTACCGCTTGGTGCAACAGTAGAAGGTGCATTACCTTCTGGATCAACTGCTAATATCAGATATGAAATTACAAATTCAGATAGTGGCTCTGGTTTATTTAACATTATTGTTCGTCGTGGTGATGACTATGTAAACAGTCCTACAATACTAGAAACATGGAACGGTCTTTCATTAGATCCTACTCAAAACAATTATATTTCTTTTGTAATTGGTGATCAAACAACAACGACTGTATTAGATCCATCTACTGGTAATTATTACTTACAAACAATAGGAGACTATCCAAATAACAGTAAATATATCAGAGTAAAATCTGTAGCTCAACCTACACCAAACTACTTTACTTCATTCGGCCAACCAAAAGCAGAATTTACAGGATCTTTACCAATGATTGGTTCTGGATCTGCTAATGGAGCATTTGGTGGATCAACTGGAGCAATCTGGGGATCTTTTGGAGTTCAACCATTGAATATGTTTACTGATATTCCAACAATTGCATCTGTAAGTGGAGTACCTGATTCAAATGTACAAGGTTTATATGCATCAGATTATAACATTGCAATAAACATATTAGCAAACAAAGACGCATACGATTTTAACGTTGTATATGCTCCCGGTATAACCTCACAGAATGCTTCATCTCAAATCAATTCTTTGATAACTCTAGCGCAAAATAGAGGAGATAATATAGCAGTAGTTGATATGGTTGGATACGGTCAAAATATAGGTCAGGTGACGCTAGCAGCTACTTCTTTTGATAGCTCATACGCTGCAACATACTGGCCATGGGTACAAGTAAGATCAACAGAAACTGGTAAACTTCACTTTGTTCCTGCTTCTACAATGGTACCTGCTGTTTACGAATATAACGATCAAATCTCTGCTGAATGGTTCGCACCAGCTGGTTTTACAAGAGGTGGAATGAGTACAGTTATACAACCAGAAAGAAAACTTTCAGTTGATGACAGAAACACTCTTTACTCTAGAAAAATCAATCCAATTGCAACATTCCCAGGAGTTGGTACAGTAATCTATGGTCAAAAGACTTTGCAGCAAAAAGCATCAGCTCTTGATAGAGTAAATGTTAGAAGATTGTTGATCTCATTGAAGAGATACATTACTCAAGTTGCTGACAACTTAGTATTTGAACCTAATACGCAAGTAACAAGAAACAAATTCTTAAACTCTGTAAATCCATATTTATCAACAGTACAACAGCGTCAAGGTCTTTACAGCTTCTCAGTTGTAATGGATGACACAAATAATACGCCAGACGTAATTGATAGAAATGAATTAGTTGGATCTATATACTTACAACCAACACGTACAGCGGAATTTATTTACTTAACATTTAATATACTTCCAACTGGCGGTGTAACATTTGAATAATACAAACTATGAATAGAGATACCATTATAAGAATCGCGATACCTACAGCCCTTTACGAATCAGTAAAGGGTAAGGTATTGAATGAAGAAATTAATATTCCAGATCCAAAAGTTGATGATGAGTATGAAACACAAACCGGCGTTCGCTTTACAATAACAAACGTTGATAATGATTATGTAACGCTTGTTGTACGTGGTATGGTTAGAAAAATGAAAATAGATCTATTTAAAAAGTATACAAAAGAAGGGTATCATAAGCCAGTAAATTCATCAACTATACAAGTAAATGAAGCTAAGAAACCATCTGCTGGTATGACTAAGAAAGAAAAATCTGCAGTTGTTAAAAAAGCAAAAGCTGGTAAAGATATTGGTAAAAAAGGTAAAGGATTCGCTGCCCTAGAAAAAAAGGCAAAAGAATCTGGTGCTGAAAATCCAAAAGCAGTGGCTGCTGCAGCAATGTGGAAAAGTCAAGCAAAAAAGAAGTAAAAAAATAACTAACAAAATAAAATTATAATAACATGCCAGGACTTTTAGATCCATCAGAAATATTTTATACTGCGTTTGAACCTACGGTATCAAACAGATTTATCATGTACGTTGACGGTATTCCTTCATACATGATCAAAAAAGCATCAGCTCCAAGTGTAGAAATGGGAGAAATCAAATTAGACCACATTAATACTTACTTTAAAATAAAAGGTAAGGCTGAGTGGAAAGATATTGATCTTGCTTTGTATAATCCAATCTCTCCTTCAGGTCAACAAGCTTGTATGGAATGGGTACGTCTACACCATGAATCAGTTACAGGTCGTGATGGATATTCTGACTTCTATAAGAAAGATATCACTCTAAACATCATCGGTCCAGTAGGTGATATAGTAAGTGAGTGGATTATCAAAGGCGCATTTATTAAATCATTTGCAGCTGGTACATATGATTGGGCTACTTCAGATCCAACAGAATTAACAATATCTTTAGGAATGGATTATTGCATCCTTAACTACTAAAATACACTTAAACAATGAATATAAAAGAGCTCGTACTTGGTACGAGTTTTTTTTATTTTAGTATATTTATATTATATTGAATAATAGATGAAACTACTTAATTTTTACACATCTCTAATGGAAGAATCTGAGGATATTATGACAGCAGAGGAAATTGCTGATTATATATCAGGAATAACTCCTGATAGTTCTGATGTACCAGATTATTTTCTAACGCAAGTCTTAAAGTCTGAAAAAACTTTTAAACTACAAAAAATTAGTATAGAAGATCTATTAGCTAGTGATCCATCATTAGCAGAATATGTAGAATCTGGTGAAGAAAGATATGGAGATGAAGAAGAAAATGAATATCAACCTAGTCCAAATGAATTAGATAATCCTATTGTAGTATTTGATGGAGAAGTAATAGACGGGTATTCAAGAGTAGCAACACATTATCAAAATGGTGAAGATTTAATATACGGATACGTATCACAATAAAAGTAAAAACTAAAACACAGTTATATGGCAGAACAAAAATTTGTAGTACCTACAGAGGTTATCGACTTACCTTCAAAAGGTCTTATTTACGCAAAAGAGAGTCCACTTTCTAAAGGACAAATAGAAATGCAGTACATGACTGCTAGACATGAAGATATTTTAACTAATATCAACAACTTACGTAATGGAACAGCTATAGAGAAGACTCTTAAAGCCCTAATCCAATCAGATGTAAACTATGATGATCTTCTATTAGGAGACAGAAATGGTCTTCTTATTGCGGCTAGAATCTTAGCGTATGGTAAAGATTACCAGTTTAAACTTACTAATCCAGAAACAAAGGAAGAAGAATTAGTAAATTCAGATCTTCAAACAATGGAGTATAAGAAAATTGATGAATCATTATTTAAATCAGGTAAAAATGAATTTGAATTTGAATTACCATTTTCAAAAAACAAAGT